TAAATCTCCATTATTTGCCTCCTAGGAAGCGAATAGTTCTTCTTAATCAGTTGATAGACGTATCTAATATTAAGTCCATCAACGAGAATACACGGCTTCGTATAACATATGGCATTATTAAAAGTGCGACCAATTTATACAAACCCACTTTCAAACATTATCTTTTCAGTCAGACAAGAAGTAAACTTATAAAAGTTCCTGCTACAGATTGGAACTTAATGGCAAGCTTACCACTAGCTAACTTTAAAGGTGCTACGAGACCTGAAGTTTATGCTAAAAGTGACCTATCTATCTAGGTCACTAATATTTGCCATTGGAACACAATTCTTAAAAGTCTTCAATACTTCAAAAGCTTCTTCCTTATCCGAAGATTTAAAGGCTATTATATCTTTAGACCAAGTGCAGAAGCAAAGGCTATAATAAGGGTACATACATACCACTCAACTTCTTTACTAATAAAAAATTGAACAACTGCTTTTAAAATATCCATACTATAATACCTCTGGAATTTCACTTTCATCTAAAACGTAGATAGTAACATCTACATCATCTAAAACATCTTCAATTATTTCTGACACTATAGCCCAGTTGCCGCCAGCCAAACCACAGCCAATTTTTGGTAAACCCAATCTATCATAATGAGTTAACCATCCGCGCATTTCATATAGTGCCTTTGTAATAGCATCATAATTGGTGTGAATTTTATCGGTACCCATCGAAAATTGACCATACAAATTAAATATTGTCAAATATTCCATAGATGGTAAAAGGTGCTGGGCTAGTGAAATAGTTCCCAACTTCATTGAGTCACCAGTAACAGTTTGATCATCAGCAATTTTAGTTTCTGGAAAAGCTTTTACTATTTGTGGTGCAATTCCTGATTTCATTGCACAGAAGCAATTTGCTTGGTGTGCGATTACATTCACATCACCATCTTTGGCGGCATCGATTAAATTTTTTACTTCGTATCTCATAATATAAATTGGTATGTTAAAAGTATTTCAATAGTATAACAGCTAAATCCACAAACTACTATATCTTTTTCCAAATAATTCTTGACCCTTTATGGTTCGCTCTTCCCAATTTTTGGTATCTTTTTGGTATCTATCCCATTCAGCCCTATTAGTAACTTCAGTGTGAAAATTTTCATCATCTATATTTACTTTAATATCGAAATTATAATCTTCTTGTTGTGGTTCATTATTAAAATCAAATGCGTAAATCATTTCATCTATTTCTAATGATTCAACCATCCACCCAGATTCAACAGCAGTTTTCTTGTACTGCAATAAAGCAGAGTGGATTATTGGGGCAAGGGCATAATCTAAGTCCCATAGCTCCGATTCACTAAAGATAACTTTATTATCTTTAAATTTCATTATCTTTTATTGTATTGTACCCAAGCAAAGTAAGCAATCACTAAGAAAAACAATGGTTTCCAAAGAAAGCTTAAAATAAATCCACCAACTACACCAAAACAAAAAGAATCTTCTTTATTGGTAATATTGTTGAAAAGTTTTTGCGATAGTGACCATAACTGGGCATTAATTACTTCTAAGTTCATATGTTATCTCTTTATGTATAATAATGTTAAGGGTTAGTAATTTACGGGAATAGATTACAACAACAGAGCACCCACATTGCTGTCCCAATAACTTTACTTATAAGAGCAACTACATGTTTATTAAAAACATGTACCACGATTGGTACATGCAACTTTGTAACTCTAGACAACAATTAGATAGAGTTAAATCTAAAAAAATCAATACCTCGAAAGCAGTCAGAATACTATTCACATAAGTTCATATAAACAGTCTCCGTATTTGCAGAGTTCGATTTCATTAAATTAAATCCCTAATATCATCTGATTCGTTTTTATCTTCTCGTATTTCTACGAATATTGGTAGAAACAGTGAAACGCTGTTATCTGATTCATCTACCATAATTTCGTTATATTTAATAGAAATGATCTTACCAACTAAATTTTCACGATCTTCCCATAATTTGATACGCTGTTCGTCTGAAAGTCCTGAACCAACCTTTACATTTAATAGACCAGACTTGTCCGATAAGGCAAACGCACCTAATTGCCCACGGTACTTTGCCAAACCTTCAATGGCTTGATCAATTCGCAATTCGATGACATTTTCTAATTTAACTTTTAACCAACCTTTAGAGCGTTTATTTTCCCATACCTGATCATAGTTTTTTACAATAACGCCCTCACCACCTGAAGCAGTGAGTTTTTCAAAGTTCTTACTAATTTCAGCATGTGAGTTTACAGTGATATAATTAACAAATCTAACATTTGGTAAATTCTTTAGATGTTGGTTATAAAGCTCTTCAGCTCGTTCGAATCTTTCTAAGGTAGTTCTACCGCCGCCGTTTTTAAATTCATCGCCTGTCAGCACATCCCAAAGAACAAATACCATTCTTTTAGACTCTTCTTCTGATAAGGTACCTTTGATAGCTTTAGTGCAAATGCCATTACCCTTCTTACGAGGCAAATAATTACCATCATCATCAAGAACCATGAATTCGCCATCTAATACAATATTATTGTAGAAAATTGAATTTCGCATGTTTTGGAATGCGCCAAGTTCATCAAATGGTAAACCATTTCTAGTGCGAATTTCATACTTATTTTCTTTACCAAAAATAACTACATTTCGCATACCATCCATTTTTTCTTGACATAGGGCAGGAAATTTAATATGGTCTTTGAAATTTTTATATGCTTCACAAGCCATAGGATCAAAAATTGGAATTAAATCAGGCCAAATCTTATTGAAAGTTTTGCCCGAAGCACCACAATCAAGATCACGGGCGATAATCAATTCAAGAACTTCAGCATCCTCTGGGTGAGAAGCTTCTAACAACTCTTGTAAAAAATAAGTTGCTTTCTTCCCAGTAAATTTACGAGAAGCTAATGATTCCACAAGAGATTTTAATATCTGCTCTAAACTAACAGTTGCACTTGTAATATTCTGCCTATACTCTGGGATTTGACGAATATAAAATTGAATATGGTTGTTATAAGTTAAATAACAAACCTGCTTTAATGTGGCATTATTTTTATGTGTCTTAAGTATCTCAATTTTCTTATTGGTTGACGGTTCGGCGCGAACTGCCTTTATTATATCTGATACGTATTTCATTTATTAATTGACTCCATTTTTAAACTTCTGCCAATCCTTATAAGAACTTATATGGAAAGAAATGTTGTTTAATTGTTTTACTGCGTTTTCAAATTCACCGAAGGCCTTTTCAACTGCGGCGATTTTACGACTAATTTCAGCTAATTCAGGTTCACCTTCAAGGTATATGTCATATATAGCTTTTTTATCCAATGATACAGGAGCAACATTTGCACCCTCTTCATTAGGTATGCCTGAATAGTAATTAAACCAGATACGTTTAATACGCTTATATTCTAGTTTTAATTTTTTTATATCGTATGCCGCTTGTTGCATACGGTCAGACCACTTGGTTACTAGCAAAGGAATCTCAATCAATTTGTCATCGAGATTCCCCGCATTCCAAGACAAATCTGCTTTAAGCTCTTCCGAATTTGTCAAAATTTTGCTCCAATGGTTCCCAAACTAATTGCATGGTGTCTAAATCTAATCTACCAATGCGAAAGTCTGTGCCAGCTTCTTGTGTAATTTGATTTGATACTGTAATGCCATAAAGAACAAATGTTTCAGGTTCTAGTGCTCCTTGTTTTGTAACTAAATCATAACTAACTGTTGTTAGTTGGTTAGATTCCATTAATGCTTCTAACGTTTGTTTACTTTGCGTAACCTGCGCGTTCAACTTTCGGCATTGGTCTTGTAAATCTTTTTGTTGTTGTGGTGATAAATTTGGTAATGCTGTTGCATCAGATGATTGAGTCATATTGATTCTCTACTTTTTATATAAATTAAGATTTTCTATTACTTTTCTAAAGGACAATTTCATCATATTCCCGATTAGGGCTTTATATGGTACATCGTCATAATATGCGTATGTGTTTAAAATTTCTTGGCAAATATCTACTGGTGTCTTTGATAAATCTATCAACCTTTCATTTAATTCGAACCTCTCTCTTATTAAATCATCATAATCTTTAGGGTCAGCTTCCATTAATTCTTCTCTCTGCAATTTATACAATGAAGTTTGCTTTACCCCTTCTACTAGACAATTTATTGGTGATAACACATTTGGTATACCATCGCCCCTGTCTCCCCGTAATACTTTTTCTTTTAAATCTCTAGTGGGACTATCACATTCGACAAAACCACCCTTAGAACCCCATACAAATTGATCTACGTTGAATCTTTGCAACTGTAAGAAGTCTTGATCTTTCGAGATGATTATATGCTTCTCTGTAGGATTCGCATATACTAGAGCGGCTATTATATCATCTGCTTCAGCTTTATCAACAGTTAATATCTTAAAAGGTACATTTTCCTTAATAATTCTTGCTATCGCTGTAGGCATTTTACGCATTATACTTCGAATATTCGGATCAGGAAATTTCTTTTCGTAAATATCATTTTTATTACGATTAGCCTTATA